GATGTCAGACTGTCCTGTATCGTCAGAGGTAATATACATATCAGGATTGGTGGCTCGCAGTTGGAGTATGCCACTAGGCGAACTCGTCCCAATGCCCAACGACTCAGCACTCGCATCCCAGAAGAACGATTGGCTCGACCCCGCCGAATCGTAAAAGCTGATGTCGCCGTTGGAGTCAAACAAGGCACGTTTTGTAACCGCTGCGCCTGCCCTAGTAGAAATGGTTAAAGCGCCAAAAGAATTTGCGGAAGAAGTTACGTCAAGATCAACAATGCCGCCTGAGTTTCCAGCAGAGTCTGTAGCGTTTAGTCGTATTCCTGCCGTGCCGGATGTTCCGCCAGATTGAATTGTTACGCCGCCAATGCCGTTTTTATCCACAGTCAGCCCATCGCTGGTGATAGTCGATTGCACATCCAGAGGGCCAGTCATGGTATCACCAGTAGTCTCGACAAAACCGGAGCTATCAATAGCAGCAGACTGCCAAGCAGAGCCGTTGTAGATCTTCAGCACATTAATGGTTGTATTAAAATACTGGTCCCCAGCAGTCAGGGCATTCCCATCATTATCTGTTGTGGGGTCTGAAGCCTTAGCCCCGAGATAGATGTCTGTAAACTCATCAAGCGCAGCCTCAGCCGCAACCTTAGCAGCTTCAGCCGCAGTTTCGGAAGCAGCCGCCTCACTTGCTTTTGTTGTAGCGGTACTAGCGCTATTAGAGGCGCTAGTAGCAGAGTTTGCCGAATTTGTTGCAAACGAACTGGCGGAGTTTTTAGAAGACAATGCAGAAGATGCGCTAGAAGCAGCGTTACTAGAATAAATCCCTGCTTGAGTTTGAAAATTAAGGGCAGCACTAGCAGAACCAGCAGCACTTGTTGCGCTTGATGCAGCGTCAGTCGCGCTAGTAGCAGCATTTGTTTCACTTGTGGAAGCATTGGTTTCACTGGTGGCAGCGTTTGTTTCGCTTGTAGCAGCGTTGGCTTCGCTGGTTGCAGCCTCACTAGCTTTAGTCGTTGCTATGCCAGCCTGTGTTGTAGCAATTCCGGCCTGTGTTGTTGCAGTAGCAGCATTTGCAGAAGCATTCTGGATATCAGTAATGTTTGTGGCGTTTGTGTTTACTGACGTAATATTAGTCGCAACCGTATTGACGTTAGATATATCACCAGCCACCGTGCCAATGTCGGCGCCATCAGCGGCAACCGTATTGATGTTGGCTGCGTTTATAGCAACAGCAATAACATTGCCAATATCATCTGATACAATAGAAATCGCACTAACATTGTCAGCAAGAGAATCCATGTCAGCAATAACTGCCGCAGGACTTAGTGCGTTCATATCAGATACGGCATCTGCTGTACCCAAACGACCGATCTCCGTCGATACACCGGAAACAGTAATTATGTCAGATGATAAACCAGCAACAACACCAATATCTGCACCGTCAGCGGCAACAGTAGTTACATCAGATGATATACCTGAGACAGTAGTTACATCGCTATTTATGCCAGCAACAGTTGTAATGTTAGCATTGTTTCCTGCAACCGTATTAATGTTTGATGTATTGCCGGCAACGGTTGTCACATTGGAAGATATGCCGGAAACTGTGGTTACATCTGTACGGATCGTATTTACGTTTGTAATGGCACCAGTGGCAACCGTGCCATCTTGGATCTCAGCAAGGGTTTTAATATCAGCAGAGACATTTGCTAGTGAATCGACATCAGCAATCTCTGGACCTGGCTCTGGATCACCCGTAGTAGCATTGAACCCAAGAACTGTACCTTTGCGATCATCCTTCAGAGGAAGCTCTAGGTCAGTAAACACATCACCAGGGTTTACAAACAAACCACGCCCAAGCTTTTCATCAAGCTGTTGGGTCATAATCACGTTACTGTCTAGCTGTTCGTTCAAGCTAGAAGCCAGAAGATCCCCGGCTGTAACAAAGTCTGTGGTCCGAGAAAGCTCACGACCACCAATGATTGTAAGAACGTCAGATGCTATGAGGGCAGCAGTTAGAGTGATAGACCCCGTTCCATTTGCGTTAATACTGACCGTGTAATCAGTGGTAAGCGTTAGCTCCGTAGTCCCCTTGAAGACTGCGATATCACCATCGACCAAGATGTTGAAGGTAAAGGCATATGGACCGGTTCCGGTATTGCCTGTGAACTGAACCCGGCGGGTTACTGGATTAATTGCGATATCACTCATGTCGTTTTCCCGTTCCTTTGTTCACTCTATAGCAGATTAGTTCCATTTACTCAAACACGTTTGATAGTTCTGGGGGCCTTTGTGGCGTGGTTTTACCAGGACGCCACCAGTAGTTTTGTCCATATTCGCGTTTATACTTGGATTCCAAGCGCTTCATTTTGCTTTTAGCGTCTGGATCTGCCCATAGCTTGCCTTGATCCAGCACCATTCTTTCCAGTGCTAAACGAGAGTACCAGAGCGTAGATCCTGGAGTATATCGACCGGCAAAGTTAATAAGCTCACTGCTTATGTTTGTGTCTTCACCTTTGATGGCCTGAGTTACATTGCCGATCGTTAGCTTGCGAACATCATCAGCAAACCCAACAACAGGACCGGCAATGGTTTCAGACAAGCCCCGGTCATAACGGTTTACATCCGAGAATAAGAAGTCGCCATAGATGCCAAGGCCACCACCTTGGAGAAGAGCAGCGCCCCAGAACTCAGGACTTTCCATTGGACGGGGATCACGGCCCTTAGCCATTTCCTTTAGCTGCATTGCCAGAGCGCCCATCAACGTAGTGCTGATTAAAAGATCTGCAAAGTAAGTACCCTTTGCCCTTTGTGTTGGCTGTGCCAAGCCACGCATGATGTGAGTATTTACCAGAGTAACACCAAAATTCTTATACATTGCAAACGACCGAGTAAGCTCACCGGCAATTGTGCCTGGTTGAGTGTCACCTGTTAGCGCAGTACGGCCACGGAGAGAGCTGCTAGGCACGGCAAAATTGGTTTCAGTCTCAACCATAGCTAAAAGATTGGTTGCTAAATCACGGGCTAAATCTGAGCGTATATCGGTACGGGCCTCGATGTCTTCAGCTCTTAGGAACGAAGCGCCCTCATATTCATAGAGCGGGGTTGTTCTTACAATCTCCCACTTATCAGCCCCAATGCCATAATGATCGAGAGTTTTCTGCATCATTGGATCTAGCTGATCGAACTGCTTGCCAGAGTTGTCAGCTAGATTGCCTAAGAACTCCATGCCGAAAGACCACCGACCTGCATTTGTCCAAGGAGAAAGCAAAGAAGCCCTCATAACAAAGTCGGCCATACGGCGCGTTACTTCTGGACCCGACAGATCTCCAACATATCGCATCTGTGCAGCAGCGAGAGTTGACCAACCTTCAGCAGTTAAGCCCAAACGAATAGCTAGGCGACCTTTTTCCTCTAGGCTCAAAGGGGTCATAAAATCTAAATACTTTTTCAGCATCTTGGTTTGCGGTAGACCAACCATAGATCTAGCAATGCGCCCGAAATTCATATCTGTTGTAGCAGCAATAGCCGCGCCGCCAAGCTGCGCCGACTGTAGCACCTGACGAATGCCAGCAAATGTGTATGCAAACTTGCTGTCAACAGGAGCGTTTATAGACCCACTGACCGCTGAATAAAGAGCATCAACAGAAGCGCCGGTACGTCTAGCTATACGCTCGGCATTTGCATCTCCAGCAGCATCTTTCTGCAATGTCTGCTTAATGAAATTAGTCGTTGCCTTTGGATTAGGGCCAAGAACTTCCATCATAGCAATATCGCGTGACATCATATCAATATGCCCCATCATTGCATCAAAGGGGTTTGGATTGCCAAATTTTTGTTGATACTCTAGCCAGCCATCTGCTGTTTCAAAAACAAAGAAACGATGGTCTTGATTGCGCATGGCAAACGACTTGTTGCCGGTCATCGTTCCTGGCTTAACCTTATTGAAACCATCCGTGCGGATCGTCTCGTAAGCATCCTTTAAAGCAAACTCAAGCTTACCATCTGAAAACGGCAATCCTGTTTGCTCGTCTTTCATCTTAGTCAAATCTAAACGTGCCTTAATGAAGTCCCGCCATTCCTCATATGTAGATTGGCGAACCCGCATAGTATCGTGGATCTGAGGCATACCCCAATCAAAGCGTTTAGCAATAGCGCCACCGGCAGCATTAAATCTTGTGCGCAGATATTCAGATGCAGATTTCCAGGCTTGTGCCATTTCTCTAGCTGAAGCATCGCCGGTTTCTTCGCCAAAGATTTCACGAACTACATTATTCAATTGGGCCTTGTTTCTTGTTTCACCGACAATGTTGCGGCGAAATGTTGCCAAGAACTCATCCATCTTTCGAGTAGCGCTGCGCTGAACAGCTTGTTGCACCTGGACAATGCTTCGGAACCTGGATGTCTGATCTTGCTCAAACAAAGCCAAGGCAGCTCTATTCTTGTCAGGAGCACCTAAAGCGGTTTTGTAATTTTGAAGATCATAGTTAATCTTCTTCCAGGTTGTAGCCTGGAGCATAGCCCGGCGCTTTCGCTCAATAGCAATCTTCTTTGCTGCGACAGATGTTTCAGATGCAGCCTTCGCCGTTGCAGCAGCTCCACCCATTTGCCGATTGTATTGAACCTCAAGCTCATCAAACAGGCCAGTAATCTCGTCAGCTTGTTCCTGAGTGATTTGGCCTTCTGCAACGCCTTCATTGATACAGTTTTTAAAAGTCATATCGTGCAGAACTCCAAGCGGTTAATCATGGCATCTTCTTGATCCATTTGTGCCTTCAAATCTCGCAGCGTCATAGTCGCCGGGAGAACATCACCAGTTTCGGGATCTATCCGCTCACCTAAAGGAACCTCAAGATCCATATCGTCAAATAAATTACTTGTCTTGACTTCGCCCAAAGTGATATCTAAATTAACATCGGAGGTAGAATCTATGACTTCACCTAAGTTTGCCCTAGTAGAAGAAGGCACATCCCGTGTCATGCTTTGGACCGAATCCGGTTCTTCTGTTATGCGTACCCTAGACGGAACCTGGGTTTCGGCTCCGCGTACACCTGATGACGTAGTAATGCCAGACGAACTAGGCGACTTCCGAGCCGCATCTAGCATGGAGCTTTCAGCCCTTGCCCAAGAAGCCGCAGCCTCATCTCTGGATATTCCGATTCTATCCAAGGCAGATTGAAAAGCGTTGTCGTAGCCTTCAAAGCTCCTGCGGATTGTATCCATATAATCGTTATGCTGTGCCGAAATTTCTTCGGGGCTTTTATTTCGCCATTCCTCAAACAGTAAATGCCCTTCAGCTTTCTTTTGAGCTTCAAGCTCTTTGATCGGCAAATACCATTCAACTAATTGACCGTTTGGCATCCTTAAATCAAACGCAATGATCCGCCATCCCCATTCCTTTGGATCAAATAGTTTAGCAGTATCAACTTTAACAAGGCTAATGCCACTAGCTAAAAGCTCATCAAATATAGCAGGCACATCTCTAAAGTCTTTAATAACGGTTTTGAATCTATAACTATCTCTAATGTGAGATACTTTATGCCAAGGCTTTTTAGCTAAAATTGATGGCCTGTTTGCCTTTTGTATAACCTTAGCCAGATCTTTAATGTTATCGCCTGATTTAGTACCAAATTTTTCATCGATACGTTTAATTAAATCTTTAATTATTGGCGTATTTTCTTTAGTCAAAGCTTGAACTTGTGCGCGAATTTGATCCGGTGGAAGATTATCATTAATTGGCATCTTAATGTCTTCAACCGCTACTATGTCTTCTTCTATTGGAGAAACGTCAAGTCGCTGTGTAACAACCGATTCGTCAGCACCAAACATATCATTAATAAGTTGATCGGCCTGACGTTCTGATGCTATCCCAGTTGGCTCGTCGAATCCCTCAAGGGCTGGCTCTCTTTCAATCTCAGATCTGCTGATCTGCGGCGTACCATCGACAGCGCGTCCAATGTCGCCAGAAGATAGCCTTTCGAAATCGCCCGATTCAATTGCTCCTCTGACAGAATCGAGGAAGCCTCTGGTTGCTTCGACATAGCTGTTTGTGTCTCTGGCTGTTCTTGCTGCTTGGTTGAGGGCATCTGAGAGCGGCCCTTTGCGGTTTGCAAGCGTTTGGAGGAGCGCGATTGTTTGGCCATCTGTATCTGCCTTTCGTTTGTTTGCTTCCTTAACTAAGACGTTGCCTTCTGCTTCCAGGCGATCTGAGTTGCGAACCAATGTTTCAAATGCCGCTTTATCTTTACGCAGCTCTTTGTACGCTTTATCTAAGATCTTTGCACGTTCTACAAAATAGCTCTCAGTTACTATCTGTTCGCCAAATAAATCTATTTGCTTCACTTGCTCAAAATCTGATTCTCTAACTTGTCGAATGATAGCCTCTGCTTCAAAGGCATTGCCTGGGCTTGCTTTTGCTAAAACTGATATAGCGGCTGATTGCAACTCAGGATTATCAATAAGATTTCCAACAATAGCAGCGTAATTTGGAGGAATAACGCCGTTTATTATTGCCATAAAAGCATCATCTCCTAAAAGCATCATGCCCTGTGCTTGCTTAACAACCTGCGATCTAGGAGGCAGACTGCTAATTATATCAACACTTATATTAGGATTGTTTGTTGCTTCTCTTAAAACCTTAGCAGCATCAATAACAAGTTGAGGATCATAGCTATCTTTGGGGGCATTAGCGATATTTTTTATTGCTGAAGAAACTCGTGATTCCGCTGGTGAAATGCCATCAACTTCACGGTCCTTGTATGCGTACAGAGTTATTTCCTGGGAAGGATCTTGAGCTTTAATACGTTTAGCCAAACCCAATCTTTGATGCCCGTCAGAAACGACAACACGACCATCTGCATATTCATAAACAGTAATAGTGCCAGCAAGGTTCTTGTCCCATACTGCATCTTGCAAGCGTTCAGTCACGCCGAACTCATCACCGCCGGATTTAAACTGAAAAGTCTTGGCATCAATTCCAATTTCATCAGGATTGTATTTGAATATAACACCGTCAAGATTATCTGCCGCTTCTGCGGCTACAGCAGGCTTTATAGGGGCGTTAGGCTCTGGAGTTATATTAGGAGCCATATTATTTTCTATTGCAGCCTGAGCCTTAGTTAAGCGGCTCTGATGCTCAAACTCTGCCACATTAGGATCTTGAGGCGTTTCTAGCGGATTACTAGCAACTACTTCTTCTTGTGCTTCAAGGACATCAACCAGGGCTTGATCCTCTGGGCTAATAGGCTTGCGGCCTTTTCCCGACAATACTTCCCAGCCCTTCTTGGCTTGAGCTGCGGTCATCTGTATGCCGCGACCAGCCACAGGCAATGCTGCACCGAATGCGCCTTGAATGGCTACATTCTTTAAAAAGTCATCATAGCCATATTCCAAGCCAAGCTCATCATACCATTTTTTAACATCAACCTCAGTAATTGCACCAGCACCGGCATTTATTGCGGCGTTCTGCATTACATTCTTCCAAAGAGATTTAGACCATCCACCAAACGGCATAGTCGCTTGAGTTACTGGATCGCCAAAAGCAGTGCCCATAGAGCCGATAAAACGAGCAGCAGCACTAGCTAAGTCGGGATTTGTTCTTGCCAGCTCTGCTAATTCATTTTCTTTGGATTGAACGAAATCCTTTGTGCGCTGATTTATTACATCAGGAGTTATATCTTGCAACTCTGGCGGAAGAGTATCTTTGTTTTGCGCCATCCAAGAATAAATATCCTGAGATACCTTTTCATAAAGGCGAGGAGAACTTGCATCAAACAGACTTCCAGCGAGATACATACCAGGGTTTTCAAAATCTCCGCCATTTTCGTTGGCAAGATCTACAATCGGACCCCATATCTCAAGCATTGTAAACGCTTTACTGTTGCTGCCAGACCCGCCATTGAACCGAGCAACATCAAATGCAGTCGTCAGATTTTCTGCTAACGTACCAGGCGGGGCGGTAAGACCCTGCTGAGGAAGAACGTCTAATCTATCTGGCTTGTCAAAGTTCATTTAGTAGCCTCAACTAGCTTTAACATATCAAAGACAAGCAACTCACCGGCTTCATCAAAAACATATATTGGCTGACCAATGCTAGGATCACCATATGCTAAAATGAAATTATTACCACCATATGATACTGGCTTATAGTTATTGTCCCTACTAAACATTCCACGACCAGAAATGTCTGTTGCATACTCATCTGTAAGAACTTGGCCACCAGAGGCAACAAAAATATTTTCCGGTGTAATTGCCTTTAGGGCCACCTCGATATCATCCACATTTAATTCTGGCGGCAAGTATGTATTAACACCGCGAACTTCTTGAATGCCACCACGGCCAAAACCATCAGCTCCAAGAGCCATGTCAATTGCATTATTCCAAAGATCTTCATCAAACTGGTCTTTGTTTCTGGCCATGTCTGCATAGATAGATGTAGCAACATCACGAGTAATGCCAATTGCATTTGGCTGATAGCGAAGAGCCTCACTTGTTTTAGCATTGAACGGTATATCAGTATTAGAAGGCGTGAAGTCTATAGGCTTAAACCCGGCCTTTATTGAGTCCATGCCGCGCAATGCCATGTTAGCCGCATCCATTCTTTCACTTACAACCAAAGCGCCAACACCGGCAAACTCTGGAGCAGTCTTAGATATTTCTGCAAGCATATCTGGGGCAGCTTGACCGCCACCATCTACAATAGCACCCAAGAAAAACATTTTCTGTGATCGATCAGATCCATCGATTACTTCTGCCAGCATAGATCTTTCTTGTGGCGTAAAGTATGTAACCGGCGTTGAATACTTAGCAGAAACAATTGTTGCATCATCAATGCGCTTTCTCATTGTTTCCAAAGTTGCATCTGGATCTGTAAAGTTAATCGGCGTGATTTCAATTTCATTACCGTTGGAATCAGTAAGACCAACACGCATAGCATATGACAATGGATCTTTCTTTAGTTCAGCTTCCATTCCTGACAGCATCTTTTTTGCCAAGTCATATGTTTGAATTTCTACAGGGGTATCAATACCCTCTCCGCCAAACCTATCAATGCCACCTTCAAGAGATCTCAGATATCCAGCGGCCTCTGGCGGTGTCATTCCCCTTATGGCTTCAACAGTATTACTTGTAATGTTTAAGGCTATTACTTTATCTGGAAGATCGCCCCATAAATCTACTGGTACAGTAGCTATCGCCTCCATTAGATCGGCAATATCACTGGCTTCTACATCTCGACCGGAATCCACCAAAGCTTGAAAATTATTAACCTGTTCTGTTAATTGATTAACAATAGGTTCATACTCTTTTTTACGAGCTGTTTCGGCCTTTGCCATAGCCTGTTGAGCTGAACTTAAATATGCCTCGGCTACTTTTAATGTGTTAGCTTCTAGAAGAGTATCAACGCCAGCTTCGCCAATGCCCTCAAGACCCTGACGTAAAGCTTGCACCTCTGCGGCCAGATCTTCTGGAGTCATTTTCCTAAATGCTTCAGCTTTTTCCATGTTGAACTGAAGGACGCCGACAGCATCCCTAGCGCCAACGCCGTATTCTCCAGCGGCTTCAGCTCGTTCCATTAATGTTAATACTTGCTTTTGAGATGGCATACCACCCAAGGCTAAGATCCGAGCTTGCTCATTTGCATCAGAAACAATTGCAGCAGCCTCGCCCTGCGTCACTCTAACCTGAGCATTGTAATCTGCTGTAAGTGATTTCCTAAAAGATTGTGTTTGCTCAAGAGACATTCCCGGCATAGGCTTTGTCTTCATTTGCTCAAGAAAACGGGCCTTCTCATCAAGAGAACCTACATTGAATTTGTAAAGCGCATTTTCCTTAAAGGCAGCGCTATAAGCCCTTTCCTCAAAAGCTTTTAGTTGTTTTTCGGAAGCGCCCAATCCTGAAAGCAACTCAATAGAAGAAGCCAATGACTGCTGTATAGTTATCTTGTTTGCTCCAGGAATAATTGCCCCTTGCAAAATAACTTCAAGCTGACGATCCGCAGCATCGTTTACTTTTGCCTTGGCCTTTGCGGCTTGCAGATTAACATACCAATTAGAATATCTTTCGGAAGCTTTGATAGATGAACCGGAAAGCCGTTCCTTTAAGACCAATGCCGATTCTGGGTCTAATGTGCTAAGTGAAGCAGAATATCCATCCGTCACATCTGCAAGTTGCGCCTGAACAGCGGTGAATGGAGTTTCATTTCTTTCAGCATCGTTCAAGATCCGCATGATCTCGACTTCAGCTTCGTTCTGTATCTCAGCAACAGCCACGCGACTGCCGAGAGCATATGCTGCACGTTCCGCTATTGTAGTAGGTCCACCGGCTTCATCTAATGCGGCCAGAGTAGGCAAAGCACCTTCTTCGCGCACACGCTCCTGCCCACGGATTTCCGCTGCCTGAGAAGCCTGCCTGAAAGCAAAGTCGGACATACGATCAACTTGCTGAGAAATAGTCTGGACCAACCTTGCCTGTTCGCGCGTAGCGGCAAAATCCATCTGCTGTGGTTGACGGGTCTGTAGACCGGTGCGCTGATATCTTGGAAGGATTGCCATGTTCTAACCTATGGTGCTAATTGTCCGTACCGATATGCACCTTGGCCGAGAGTACCGGCGGCGGATGCATAAGACGATAATTGCGCTGCGCGTCCAGCGGATTGATAAATTCCAGCCTGAGTGCTTGCCTGGCCGAGAGCCATAATAGCGTTGTCTTGAGCAATTTGTTTCTCTCTAGCGCCCTCAGATAAAGCATATTGCTGAAGCGTTGCAGCAGATCCAGAGGTAGGATCAACACCACCGGCAGCAGATCGAGATATAATTGCAGCAAGCGTTTCATTTAAATTGCGCAAAGCATCTGCACCCTTTTGCTTATAGGCAATGGCCTCAGAACGGCCACGAAGCTCTGCTTGCTCTGCTTGCATTTGGTATTGACGCTTTTGAGCAGCCCCCGCAGAAATTTGACCAAGAGCTGAAACTCCTGCTGAAAATAACTGGAAACCACCCGTTGCCATTAAACCAGCCATATCAATTCCCCACGCTTAAACGGTACTCAAGACCGAGAACAATCATTTCCAATGGAACATTCTGGCTGATCGTAATCTGCCCCGTTCCGCTATATCCCAGCAAACCGTGCATAGTTTTTATGCCAGTGAAAGGCTCAACCGGTGAATCAAGTACATTTTCGCCAAAGTTCCTAAACGAGACCTGCTTTCCGTTAATCGTCATGTCCTTGGTGCTATTCACAATAGCATCAACTTGAATAATACGCTTCTTAAAGCCCTGCACAGATCCAGAAGATAGCACCGGCTCCGCAGGCATCGTTCTAGCCGTGATTGTGTAATTCAAACCAACCTGGTAGCTAGACGTAGCTGCCGAAGCAAACGTAACCGTGTAGGGAGAGCCAGGGACCGTCTGCTCTGGCTCTATGATGCCATCTCTAATGATCTGGACTGTCTCCCCCTCAAGATGCTGTAACGTCACTGAGGACGCCGCTCCGCCCTCCTTAGCGCTATCTAGCGTAAGATCTGGGTCAAACTTTTCCAGCATATAGTTGTCAGCGCCATCAATCGTCCTCTTAACGATTACATAAACGTCTGCAACCTCAACGCCCACAGCTATAAACTCACCGTCTGTTGTGAACCGGCTTGGAGCAATAACATTCTGACCAACCAAGATAGAGTAAACCGCCATCGATCCGTCAGTGCCGTTGACCACAAACAGGCGATCCGATTCATCTGTAGATGCAGCCCTACGCGCGGCCATATCCACAGGGTTCTTTAGCAAGTGAGAGCTTAGTGCCGATATGTTCTGTACCTGATAGGATGCTGTAGTATCGCCAAACTGGAAGACGTTGATAGATTTACCTTGGCGCTGAATAAAGATTGACGCGCCGTTTAGCTCTTCAATCGGAATACCAGACTTTGCTCCTAGCCGTGTCTGTGGCCTGACAAAGAAGCTAGACGGTGTGATTGGATCATTGGTTCCTTGCAGGATTACAAACTCACCACCGGTTGTGAAGATCCGAAAGTCGTTGCCAGAGAACAAGTTGACGATAGTATTGAGCTGATTAGTGTTGATTGTTGCCTCAACGCTCTCATCGTCAAGTCCAGTACCGACGTTGAAATCAAAGTAATTGATTACACCAGAACCCCAGATAGTATTTGGCCGAGACTTAGATCCACCAAAATACAACCGGCCCTCATGGAATGCAGCAGACCGAGGCCAGCCGCGAGTGCTGGACCAAACATCTTCGTAACCATGTTCGCTTTCCCAGAAACCAGCAGTAACAGCATCGGTGTCAAAGAAATCAACCTCCGTAACGGCCTTCATTACCGTGTCAGAAACATACTCTACATACCGAGCGCGACCAAAAGTGCTTGTGACTTGAGCGTATTCACCGACAGCGGCCTCTGCAAATGCAGAAACCTTATAGCCAGTGGTGTTATCGGGAGCCGTATCCCATGCGGGATAGACAGTCAGAACCTTGGTGGAAGCTACATAGTCCTCAACGTGCCGAGTCTGACCGGAGCCTGTGCCGGAAGTTAAAGTAATGAACATACCATTTGGCTGATCGTCAGTGCTGTAACTAGACGCCGCCTTCAAGGTAATTGTATTCGCTCCACCCGCTTGCGCCGTACCGTTGTCAGTAGTCATTGACGAAGCTGTGATCGTAATGTTTCCAGTTGTGGCGCTGGGCGTGATCGTAAAGTCTGGCTGATGCGTGTCAAAGGCATAAGCATACTGAGGAAGGTTTGTCAGAGGCAGATTCTCCAACGTCCAGCTTGTGTCACCGTTTCGCACAAGTCTCTTAGTCTGAAGATCCTCATGGCAGAGAATGAGCGTATCAACCGCCTGGGTATAGTTGATATCATCCAGCATAGCGGTAGTGATATCGGTTGCTGTAATATAGTCATTGCCAGATCCGTTGATATTCGTCTGCAAGACACCAGCCTTAAACACATAGATCCTCTGAGTGACAAACACCAAGAGGTAACTATCATCAACGCTAAACTCAAAGGGGATTACTTTGAAGTCAGTAAAACTTGAGCCAAAGTCATAGATAAACTTCGTACCATCCCGGCGCTTGAACCCACCCTGCGGCTGAATGATTACATTTGTAGCTTCCTCAAGAGCATTCTGATATTGCTGCAAGTCGGTACGAGCGCGGATAAGCGGATCAAGCTCACCAACCGAGAAGTTCGTTTGGAACTGCATAATCCGCATTTTAGTATCTCACATCAATAAGAGAATAATCCTCAATGATCTGCGGCGGCTTACCGCGACTATCTATGTTCATTGCCTCACGCATCAAGCCACCACGGTTTGACTCACCGGGTGAGCCATATGCCAAGGCCCGAAAATAGTCTGACTTGCTAATCTGATCGGTAATTGTAAAGGCTAACTCAGCAGCCAGTGAGGTGCGGAGAAGGCGCACAAAGTAATTTGGCATTTTGCTTTCATCGATTGTACCTTGGTAGTCGATGAAAACCTTCTCGAAATTTGTGTATAGCTGATCGCCGTAAACTTCCCACCCGTACCGGACAGGGTTCTCGCCAATACCAGCGCTTGTAAATAAGGCTAAGACGCCGGAGAGCATATCTCCTGGCATTTGATAGGCATACTTCCACTCATCGATAGGAGCAGTAGACAGCCGATTTAGCTGCACCTTTTTAACGCTCCAACTCCATTGATAGTTTGAAAGCAGCGAGTCACGGAGATCTGGATAAAGTCGATCACAAGCCTGGGCTGAGTCAGATCCTTCTGTAAAAGAAGAAATGGGCGAAGCGCCCAACAATATCAGAGCATCCGAGCAGATCGAGAGTGAGGTATCACCAGCAGCCATATCGTTCTCCGTAAAGGGTGGAAGGGGCCAGAGTATCCAGCCCCTTCTTTCTTTAGATTACAGCCGTTGTAATGACGCCTGCTGTGTTGGTAGCGACAAGCGTTTGACCGCCATCGCTGCCGTATGTGTAGATCCAATCACCAGTAGTGATAAGAGCTTCAACTGTGTTGAAATAGCCAGAGCCAGCGATAGCAGCTTTGTTGTCTGTAGCAGACTTATAGCTGTAGATAGCTGGAGCATTGCCGCTTTTAGAAGCGCCAACTGTTGCCCAATTTGCTGTTGCGAATGCCATGTCTTATTCTCCTTATTCAGTGCAAGAAATTTTGACAATGCCTTCGCCGTCGATTGCGACGGAACCAGCAGAGAACATGGAGCTAACCAAGAACGATGTCTTTTCTGGGACATAGTTGACTTCGGTTTTCTGAGCCATCGACTCAGCATAGCCCATCGAATCTTTGTGCCAGGCAAAGCAGGTACGAGTAGAAGGCTTAGGAATACCGCCTTCGTCACGGTCGCCCATTGTCAAGATGTTGAAGCCCATGAATGTGTTGATCTCACCTTGGACAAGAGCTTTGACAGAAGCAAAGTCTTGGCTTGTGATTTCAGTTTCACCGAGCAAAGCATCTAGCTGAGAAGCGTGCATGAGCAAGTTACGGCCTTCAGAAGGTACGTTCTTCTCATTCATAGCTTTCGCAGTAGCGCGGAGCTTTTCGATGTTCATGTTTGTGCCAGCACCACCGATTGTTGTTGCAACAGTAGATGTGCCAGTGGCCGCGTTCAGAGCATCGATCATGATCTGGTCCATGCGACGAGCAATAGACTTAGATACAACCTGTACCAATTCAGAACGCTCATCAAAGTTGATGTGGGACTGTTGGAAGATGTCTGAGTATTCTGCTGCAATGTAGTCTTCCATTGTCGCAGTTACTTGGCCGTATGTGACGTTAAGTGGAGTAACATCGGTTTGTGGTACGCGGAGCGTAGCTACACCTTTACCGATTGTTGGGAACTTAACAGTATTACCGGCAACGCCGGTGCGGGTCCTCATTGTGCCACGAAGCACAGATTCGGCTTGATACGCTTGTTTGACCTCAGAATCGAAAAGATCAACAAACGCGGTTGAGACGTTAATCGCCATTTGCAAAAACCTCCTTTTGCGTTTCAATTAAACGCTTCCGTTATCCGAGGTTCCGGGCGGTCGCTTGCGCGTTATGGCCGCGCCAACCAGTAGATTACTACATCCAACGGGCCGAGCACGGTTAGCCGTTAAGGCTAAAATACACGCAAGCGATATTTATTGCAAGTCTCTATCACTTCTGCTGAGATTGGAACCACTTTTGCTCCATCTGAGTGCGCCAAGCAGCATCGCTTTGCCAGCGCGGATCAGAGATAGCCACCTGTAGATCCTGTTTTGTCATGGTCTCTTGCTGGATCGTAGGCTTAATAGGAATGTTCTCATTCGTAATGGCCTGGTGATACTTCAAGAAAGCATTAATTGCGTCAGCATTATTAAGTGAATATGCTATTGCTTCACGCTCAGAGTTACTCAAAGGAGCCTTCATCAGAACACGCTCAGTCATTTGGATCTTTTCAGAGGCATTAGCCCCTAATTTTTCCATCTCCACGCGCTGATCGTACTGTACGCTCTCCTGCTCATCCTTAGACAAGGCAAGTACACGGCCTGCAAGATCCTCGAATGCACCCTGGCTAATCCCGTTTTCTTTAGCCCAATCCTGATATACGGCGACAGTCGGATCGTCAGAGTCCAAACCCTGATCCGCAAGTGCAGATATATCATACTCTTCCGGTGCTTTATGCTTTCCGGCTTTAAACTTTTTCTCAAGCTCTGCATAACTCTTTGCCAGCTTTTCAACATCTGGGCCATCCTCATCCCAAAACTTTTCTGGATAATAATCTGGCCGCTCTAACGGCTCATCATCACTTGCAGCAGCAGGCTCACCCTGCGGCTCTTCATGCACAGCAACCGGCGCATCCTCTTGAGGAGTGCCCGGCTCTGCCACGTTAATCATTGGGGCGTCAGCCTCCACTTGTTCTGCCATTGCTTCAGCCATTGTTTGACCTTTCTATTCTTTTCTCAATCATGCGTACCATCTCTGCCATGCCTGTCCTTACATAGCCGAAACTCGCATCCTCTCCAGGAAACCAAGTCGGTTGCTCAATCGTTATGCTGCGCAAATGACTTAGAACACGTTGCCCCTCTGTGCTTTTAAAAACCTTGCCGTATAGAACATCTATATCAGCAGCCTTTGGGCTTTCGCTTATTGCTTGGGTTAAACCTTCCCACCCATCGGGTGAACTCATTGCATAGCCTCCATTGTTGCTCCACCATCATTAGCAGTCGGCGGCCCTTGTTCGGCCATTGCTTGCGCCTGCATCTGTTGCATCATCATTTCTTGCTCTTCCGCTGTGGTAAGCAAGTCCTGTTTGATGTTCATCTTATCGGCAATGAATGCTGTAATCCGTGGGATCGACAATGCCATCTGACCCTGTGGGCCTAGAGAGTTGGCAATCTGCATAAACTGCACGATATCGTTCACCTCTTGTAACTTCTGAGCCTGAGCCAAAGGAGCCACCGGCGTGACCTTTACCTCTACACCGTTGACCTTTAGCGGCAGATCGATGTAGCCAGCCTGGTCCATTACATAGAGAATGCGCGATACCAGCGGGATCATAGTTTCATCAATCAATCGACCAAACGCAGAACCAAGATTAGAAGCAAGCTCACGGGATCTTTCAGCAATCTCAGTCGCAGACCGGGCTGACATATTGTCAGGCGGCAACGTATCATCCATCAAGATCTTCTTAATGCTCATGCGCAGATCATTCATAACGATCTGGCTTGTGTTAAAGTCACCGGCACGGGGCAGAGGAGACAGGGACGGACCCTGTGCGCCACCGTTACGAGCCACACCAATGATTGCACCAGGCTGGATCTTTACGTTCTGAGGGTTAAGAACGCCATCGTCAGCAGCAGTATATACGCCAGAGATCGACAAGGAAGCATTCTTCAAAACTAACTCAACGGTCTTGTTTAGCGTCTTGATGTCAGCAATCGCAGTCACCAGTGGGCCACGGCCATAGATCTCACCGGCAACCTTCATGTAACGCGCAACGATAAATGGCGAAGACTTCATGGTGCGGTAGACCAGATCTTGCCGCTTACCAGGCCAGATAACATGATAGCAATATATCGCTCTTTCGTAATCATAGATCACAGCATCCATAAGATCGATCTCTTTAGATGGTGATCGTGATATCGCATCTACCAATTCCGGCGTCATTTCAGCATCAGGGAACTCTTGCGGTATCGCTTCAGCCTTCATTCTTAGCTTGCGATAAACATTATCGACATTGCCGAATGTGCCTTCTTCAATCGAAACGAGATACTGAGGGATCGGTGTAAAACGGATCGGAGTTGCCTCATCACCAGGTGTCACCATCATTACGGCAGTACCCACACAGAGATCCAGAAGGAACTCGCCCATAGCCAGATCAAAGTTAGTCTGGCGCATTACCTCAAACATCCGTTCAGTGTACGCATCAAGCGCAGCTTGAGCCTGTGGCTGTTGTTCTCTTGGGATGCCAGTGCCAGCCTCTAGGCGACACCATTGCTTCTGAGGTGGAAACAAGCCAGCCTGTATGCGGTTAGCGAAACGCTGAGTCGCTGAAATAGCTGTGGAGTCGAACACACGGCCCATCTTCTTTTGACCGGCGGTGTTACCCTCATAGTTTCCATCATACATATTGCGCTGCGGCAGAGCAAACTCGTAGCAATCCTCATAGATAGTACGCCATTGATCCTTGCGGGATTGGGCCTTGGCCTCACGCTCCATGATCTCTCTTACGTCTAGCCGAGCCATCTCATTATCCTTTTTTATTACGGTTAGCGAAGTTACGCGCTGCCTCTACCGATCCAAAACCCCATGCCTTTAGGGCAAGAGCCTTGCGGGTGGGTTCACCCTTCTCATTTTTCATCGGGCCTTTCATCCCAGCGAACCTAGCAGCAAAGCTAACACGCCGGGGATTGGTCCCTGTCTTGACGGGAGCCTTTAGATTACCCCCATCCTTACGCTCAAAGTGCTTACGGCCAGCCTCGTTAAGACCGCCCTTCGGATTTTGGTGCGCCTTCTTAACCATATCTTACTTCTTGGCTTTAGCTTTGGGCTTGGCTTTTTCTTTAGCCTTTGGCTTTTCTACCCAGGCTTCATTCTCAGGAGTGTTAGGATCGTCAGCAACGAACCCGCCCTTAGAATCTCTTGCACGAACCAGCTCAACGGCTAGGCGATTTCTGTGGTGAATGCGGGGATCTGATTTGATTTGAGTCATGTCGAGCCTTCCTAATCTACAAAAATTAGCTTCATCTTTTTAGCCATAGTCTGAGCGGCCTCATACTTCTTGCGCCGAGCCTTGCCCTTCTTTATCTTAGCCTCTCTTTCAGCAGCCCTGGCAGAAGCAACCTGTTGCTCTGGAGTGGGGCCATCATCGCTTTTGTTGCTGTTAGCCATCATATTCTTCAACATTGCAGCAGACTTCCTGCTTCTTAGAGTGCTTTTCTTCATGGATACTGGAGCGCCCCTTGGCTTTGACGCTCCAGAGAAAGCTCTGCCAACAGACCTAACAGCATTATTAAAGTCCATCTTAACCTGCTGTGCGAAACTGGCCATTAGTCACCCCCGAGCGTAGTCTTTAAATTCTGCGAGTCTGGACCCTCTCGGCGCGCCGGTGAAAACAACAACCTCATGCCCCCAGTGCGACGAAGACGCCGCCTAGATTGAACACCCTGCATTTCCGTACGCTCTTGTGCAGTCGCACGTTCACTTGCACGAGCCTGAGCGGCCTCTGCATCTTTTTGCGCTTGGGTGGGAGCGGGCCGACCACCGCCAAATATTCCAGACATATTAAAACCTCACCATCATGTAATAGTCAGACCCATCCGGTCCGTACTTTCTCATAATACTTTCTACCTCGAAACGTAGTGCCTTGGCAAACCTAAATGCGGTATCGTTATCGCTATTTACGCAGATCTGTAGTCTTTTTATGCCATTATTAGCTATTGCGATATCGGTTAGTTGTTTAGAAGCTCGTATAACCGATATCGCATGGCGGTCTATCTCCTCTCCAGGTATAAGCCACATTTCTGCAACACCGTCCCAGAATGGCCTAATACCAAATGCAGAGATAACCTTGCCCCTGCCTATACCTGCCCAGCTCATACCATCTACTGCGTGATCCCAGACGTAATCCAGATAGTTTGGTATCACGTTTACGAAGTCACGGTTTTCTTTCTTGAGCCGTATCCTGGTAAGATGCTCATAGCTTAGAGGCACAATGTGCTCGTCGTGGCCCATTCTTACCTGGGGGAGCTGCACTAAAGCCATTAGAAGATCTCGAAATCTGTGCTTGCGCTGAATGTTTGCCCACCCGCAAAGCTTCCGCCATAGGTTCCGCGCCGCAATCTGCGCTGCTCACCGCCACCGAGCATAAGATATCCAAACGCATCCCCGCAGTGAGAGTGTTCATTCTTCACCGGCGCATCTTTAAACCGATCCTGCCCAGCGCCCATAGAAACACGCTTAAAGAAATAGCCGCCACTCAGAGATTTCCGCAGCCTCAAGCACTTTTTGCTAACGAGAAGACCAGGTTTGCCACCAACCAGCCGGTTCATAGGAGCCGCAGCAGCCTCACGCCTTACATTGAAAGCATTGCTATCTGTCGGCTGCGCGCGAAACCCAATAGACTGCAAGTGATCGAAGGCTGTAACCTCATAGATCTCGTCACGCTTGTTCCCAGCAGGGTCTCCCCAGATCTGCACCTCTGCTTTGTTGAAGCTTGCAGCGATCTTGCCTATCAACTCCTGCCCAAAGCGTTCAAGCCCCATGTCAAACGTCACAAGCTCATCGAGGATCTTCCACGCGCCGCCAGATGTTCGCTGCCCAAAGATAGCCGCCGGTGTTAAACCAAAGTCAACGCCGATCTGTAGCGGGTATTGCGGATCATACTGCACATCCGCAGACATCATTTCATCGTCATACTCCGGCCAAACCGGCCTGCCTTCCTGCACGAAGGTAAACTTGCCCTCTGCATAGCACCTGATCCAGTCAGCATTCTTTCCGCCGAGAAGTTGCTCATAGTAACCATCAGGCAAATGCACCTTATTCTCCGCAGAAGGATTAACCATCCACCACTTGCCACCGGAAAATACAAAACCATTTGCTTCCGGGTTCTCTGGTAGATCCTTGGCAGACACCTCCAAGACACCACCTGGCTGACGAAAGAACTTCCACGGGAACCGGCCACCGATAGGATTCTTCTCTGACAGCTCATGCCACCAGTGATCCGCATCGGGCGGGTTAGTATCCATGATAATCCCGTACCAGGACGCACCACCATCGGATTTGGTAGGATAACGGCCAACGCGGTGGGTCAAACCATCGATCACAGCCTTTGGTAGCTCTCTAGCCTCATTCACCCACGCACCAGTTAGCTCCAATGACAGCAGCTTACGCACATCTTGGGGCGTAGAAAGGGCCATGAATATAACCTCACAGTCAATACCAGGGGCATTATCTCTGCTGGGGAGTTTAAGATGGTGGGTAATAGGCGGTTGCCAGCGCATCTGACCCCATACATCTTCCGGGAATAGCTCCTGCCAGGTCTTAATTGTAGTTGTCCTAAGCTCTGGATAGGTGTTGCGCACGATTACAAACCGGGAATACCGAATGCCGTCACGCGGAGAAGGCTTTTGTTGAACAGCTTTTAACATAATCTCAGCAGCACAGCCGTATGACTTGCCCGATCCCACCGGACCCATCAGGCCGCGAACAAAAGACTTATCGTGTAAAAACTTCCAGACCGTAGCAGACTTAGAGAAATCCAAGTTCATGCTGGGGAGATCAGTCATCATCAGCCTCATATGTTGTGGTGATCTCTGGACCCTTCATGTTGATCCCAATGATCGAAGGCTTGTCCACGTTCTTCTCTACATCGAGCAAGCCACTGGCCTTAGCCAGAATGCGCAGAACGCTCACCTTGTCAAACATCTCAATCGTTGTGCCGTACTGGCCAACAGTCACCTTCTTGATCGCAGCCAATGCTTCAGAAGGGATCTCATCTAGCGGCTTAACCTGACCAGTGTGAAGATCAATAATGTCAGTCATACGAGCCGTACCCATCGCAATCAGCTCAGTCGCAACAGCCTCTTTATTCTGAGCCAAAGTCTCCGACCGGCCAATCCGGCGCTGCAACACACGCGCACCACCAAACCGACCAACCGGCGGGATAGGTTTTATCTTATCCTCTTTCTTTCTAGCCATTAGAACGGAATTTCATCGTCCAGCTTGCCAACAGCAGGAGCCGCTTGCTGAGAACGATTGCCATCATCCTCAAACAACTTCAACCAAACCTCACCCTCCTTGTTGGGTAAAGGCAATCCCTCAAGCTTGATGCTGATCCCCTTGTCATTCTGAAAGGCAATGCCATGACGCAGCCAAACAGGCTTATCCCGACCAGGCACTTCCTTCGCTTGCACAACACTAAATCGCTTGTTCATGTGTATCTCCTATACAACGTTACAGTGGGATTACGATATCGCATAGAAAACGATATTACAATAGCCCCTTCGCAAGATCCCTAATCACATTGGGAAACTTATCAGTAGGTATCAAACCAACCTGCTTACCATCATGGTAAATGCGCAGGCCATCAGGATAAACAACCCACACAGTTACACCATCATCCATAAGACTTCTTCATCCGCGTCTTGGCAGCCTTGCGAAAAGCAGCGTCACTAGGAGCGCCCTTGCTACCAGGCTTCCGCATCTTCTCGCCAGAGCCCTCAGCAATCCGCTTCTTCTTAGCGTGGATGTTCGCATATAATCCTGGTTTCTTGTTAGGCATCTCAACCTCCCTTCACGTTAAGTAACTTCTTAGGTCTCGCCTTCGGACGAATACTACCCTTCCCACCAGAAGAACGCATCTTCCCAATAAGACTGCTTAAAGTCTTAGAATAGTCATCAGGGTCTTGTCCATCAGGGACAACAATAAAATCACCGCGCTTCATAGCCTCATCAAATGCCTCACCCTTGCCAGATAAAACAACAGGCTTCCCATCTTGCAAACGAACACGGGGAACAAGAATCTGGCGACCATCCTCAAGCTCATAGCTCTCAGTATGGGCAGCACCCTCATTCGGATCAATCGGAGAGCTGGGATCAACAGCCCTCAAAAACCAACCAGGAGGATTATTGCGAGATAAAGATAAAAGAACATTGCGCTCAGAAGAAGTTAGATCGGGCATGGAAACGGCCTTTCATGGTTTTTTGGAAAATAGTTTCGTGGGGGACTGTACAACAGGCGCGAGGGGGCGGGGGGCAAGGGGTGCTGTTCCAAATGTGGCATGATTGTGGCGCTCTTGTGCCTCGATGCCCGTCAACCACAACATCTTGTGTCTGCAATTTAACATAATGTGGATTATGACTCTTAATACAGCCTGACTCGCTGTGCGCCCGAACCATTGCCGGTTGTCTCGTTTGGCTACCCATACCTATGCCGCCTCTGTTTCGTTGCTGTGCGGCTCTGTGAGGAGCTCTACGGCCTGATTGGCCAGCATTATGGCCGCTGACTGCACGACATCCGGCTTGATCCTCCATCCAGCACCGATTGCCCTCGTGAAATAGTCTGTCGTGAGATACTGAAATTCAGCCCTTAACCTAGATAAGTCCAGTTCAACCTCGCAGTTAGTGCCAGATTTATCTATTTGCTCTTGAAGCTGTGCGTTTGTTTCTGCTTCACTTAGTTCCATTTGCTGTTTGGCTGTTAGCCTGGAGCGCAGTGTGTCCTCGTATTTGACGTGAGGATCGAAGACGATGCGGTTGCTTGTGGATCTCTGGCCTTTGTAGAATGGTCTACAATAAACCATGTAGCCGTAGTCTCTAAGCTTCCTGACATGGTATCCTACTGCTGTTCGCTTGCTGCCGATGTCTTGGCCTATGCGTTCATTGCTGACGAAGGTGCGTCCGATGCTGTCGCAGTAGCTACAGAAGGCAATGAGAACCCGGAGGGTTTTGGGCGTGATCCGTGGGTCTTTGATCGCTCTGATGGGAACGATTGCAAAGGCTCTTAGATCTTTGGCTCTGAGTTGTTTGGGGCGCATTAGAATGGATAGTCCTCTATTGGGTCGGCTGGCTGCTCTCTTCTGGCATATGCTTCTATGCGGTTTTCTTCCAGGCTTTGCCGGTACATTTGAATGACGTTCATCGTCACGAGGTTTTTTTCTAGCAGTCTGTCTGCTCCTGATCCGGTGATGTATGTCTCTGCGACTGGATCTCCCCGGTTCATTCGTCTGGCTTCGATGGCGTCACTGTCCCAGGCGATTGACTTTGCCGGTCCTAGAATTGGTGGCTTGTATGCGTCTGAGCATTTCTGTGCTGCTTTGACCATGTTGTAGATTGTTGGCCATGATCGGGTGCGATTGTTCTTGCGGATGTCCTTGCCCATGTTTCTTAGGATGTTGGTTAGCCCTTCCTCGTTTATGGAGCTGACGATCTCGCTGTTGATGTCTTCGACCATTGCGGTCA